GATAGGCCCACATGAAAACACTATTTCAGATCTATGTGGAAGAGTTTTCTGACATCCACTACTGTCCTTATTGCTTGACAATCAAGGGAAATAAAATAGTCTGTTGCCAAGAAGCAGACTTTATCGAGTTCAAGGACTTATATCCTGAACAACAAAAGCAAATCATTGAAGACGAATTAGATCAATATTCTTACTAATGGGAGTTAATATGGGTTCAGTACACAAAAAGTTGATGGAAGCAAGAATGTTATTGCAACACGCTCCACTCAAGAAATCAGGTCACAACAAGTTTGCAGGGTATTCATACTTTGAACTAGGTGACTTTCTGCCAACAATCAATTCAATCTTCTACAAGACTGGTTTGTGCGGTGTTGTATCGTTCGATAAAGAACTAGCAACCCTGACCATCACAGACTCAGAAGATGGCTCACAGATCCTTTTGACAAGCCCTATGGCAGAAGCCAATTTAAAGGGATGCCATCCTATCCAAAACCTTGGTGCGGTGGAGACATATACCAGGCGCTATCTTTGGGTATCAGCAATGGAGATTGTTGAGCATGATGCTTTAGACTCCTCTGCTCCTTTGAAAGATGAGAAGCAAGCTCCTGTGATCACTCCTACTCAGGGAGCACAAGACAACATCCCTATTGAGGAACTAAGGTATCTTGAAGAAGTAGCACTCGATCTGATTGCTATGTGTGAGCAAGGTGACCCCAAGGCAGCTTGGGTTAAGTTGGAAGGAGAGAACTTAGATGATCAACAAAAGATCGCCTTGTGGACACTCCTTCCCAGTAAAGTAAGAAGTGCGTTAAAGAAAGCGAAGGAAATGTAATGGAAACACTAGCAATTAGCCACGACTATGTTTTGTCAGCATTTGACTATCAAGATGGAAATCTGATTAGAAAGATTGGTAGAGCAGGTGAGGTCGGTCAAATTGCTGGTTGCCTTCATAAAGGAAAAGGTTACATCCATGTGAAGATAAAAGCAAAATCCTTTAAAGCGCACCGCCTTGTTTTCCTATATCACCACGGATATTTGCCTGAGATTGTTGACCACATTGATGGCAACAAAAGAAACAACAAAATAGAGAATTTGAGGGCAGCGACAAAAGAGGAAAATTGCCGCAATCAGAAGATTAGATCAACAAATAAATCTGGATATAAAGGAGTCAAATGGATTGAACATTGCAAAAAATGGCAAGTTGAGGTTTGTAAAAACTACAAACAATTGCGATTTGGTATGTATGAAGATTTAGAGTTAGCAGGTCTTGTTGCTGTTGAGGCAACTGAGTTAATACATGGCAGATTTTCTGCTTACAAAGGAGTTTTAAATGGAAAATAAATCAAACCAGCGGGACAACTCGGGAGTTTTGTTCCGATCCGATAAAAAAGATAATGATCGTGCGCCCGATTACAAAGGAAATATCACAGTTGGAGGTCAGGATTACTGGCTATCTGCTTGGATAAAAGAGGGTAAATCAGGCAAATTCATGGGTTTAGCAGTATCACCCAAGGAAGAGTACAAAGCGAAGCCCTCAGAGCGATCTAAGGCCACCAACTTTGATGATAGCGACCTGCCTTTCTGATAAACTTTTCTCGGGGGAAAGCGGATGCTGTGGCAAAGGCACTTTTCAGGCTTGCGGAAGACACAGACGCAGCGAGTACCTCTTCTTTTGTTATACTCATTTTGGCTAACCCGACGGGGGACAGAGCAGATTGAATCCCTGCTTTGCCAATCTTATTTGGATTCATCATGGAGATTCACATGAAAAAATGTAGTTCATGCAATGAAGAAAAAGATTTCTCGTTGTTTCACAAAAATAAGAATGCAAAAACTGGCTGTGTAAGCTATTGCAAAAGTTGTAAAAAACTGAAAGACTCAGCTCTTGTAAGAACTGATTACAAAGCCATAAAAGATAAATGGCGAAAACAATTTCCAGACAGAAAAAATGCACAAATGAAGGTTTATCGTGCACTTAAAAAAGGAGTTTTAACAAAAGAACCTTGCTTTATATGTGGAGAAGAATCTGAGGCGCATCACCCAGACTATTCAAGACCACTTGATGTCGTTTGGTTATGTCCACCACACCATCGTCAAGCTCATGCAAATACTTAAATAGGAGTCAATAATGGATTATAAAAATGTTTTCGATAAGATGTTTCCTAACTTCCCAAGAGTCAGGACTACAGACCCAGTAACTTCTTTTGAAGCAGCAGAGTCTATCAAACCAGTAGCAGGACAACACTTTCAGGTAATTCTAGAGTGTTTACAGACGTATGGTGCGCTTGGAAAAGATGGGATAGCCTCTCTTACCAACTTAGATGGCAATCAGGTTGCAAGACGTTTAAACGAGATGCAGAAGATTGGTCTAATCCAACTTACTGGCAAAACAGTTAAATCAGATTCTGGTAGAAACGAAAGAGAGTGGTCTGTATGCTAGAAAAACCACCACATTCCAAGATCAGCTATCCATCAGTCCCCATGAAAGACTTTAAGTGGGAGTCAGGATCTGACGTTCAAACTCTGTGGAGAAAGCATGGATGGATTCCACCTAGTGAGAGTATCACTCCACCACCACCAGAGAAGGTAGAAATTCCGTTAAGGAGGGTGAGATGACTGAATGGACAAAAGAGGAAGACGAAGCCTTTAACATGGTTGAACAAAACAGCAACCTTGGTAAGCAAATCCTAAGAAGCAACAAATCTAGCGGTATGGACTGCTGCACATACGACTGCATACAGGGCAGAAACTGTCCTGTTAGGGCTAGAGCGCTAGAAGAGGTAGCCCAAGAGTTTGACAAGATGCCATTTGGCGACACAGCATCTAGCTTTGCTTCTTTCGTAAGAAGGATGATAGGTTAACCAAGGACAGAGAGAGCATCGGCAGTCCTACGAAAGAAACACGGCCCGCTCGTCAATACGACGATTCTGTAGCCCTTTGAGAATTTTACCCCCCGCCATGCAATACTTCAAGAGTTCTTCTGACGCGCCTTCCATATCACCACGCAATACCTTCTGACGCAGAGTTGAACGCTGTAATGTGCCTAGCCCCACATTGAAGGAAAATGATACCAACGCATCAAACTGTCCTTGAGTAAGAGGCACAGGACAATAAGTAGCCACGCCTTTCTCAAAGCGAGCAAGGTCTGCCCTAAGTATTGCATCGACTTCCTCCATTGAATATTTACGCATGGCTTCTGCGGGTGGTTGGAATGCGTCACGGTCGTCAATCTTTAGCTTACCCTGCTCTGGAAACATAACATGCCCGACCCCCACAGTCCACAACTTTGCTGGGCATTTATACGGGTTCTGACGCACCCCCTCATGGTGGCGAATCATGTGCAGGCACTTGTCAGAGATGTTCATTTGCCAAACGCCCGACCACCAAAGTGGAACGCAATGATTGAAGCAAACAGCGCTTGGGTGTCAGAATCCCACAGCATCTCAGCCAATTCTACAAACGGCACACCACGGCTCCAGCCGTAGGCAAACAGACCTACATCTACAAACACTAGCAAGAAGAAGAAGCCATATGTAATGACTGGACGAACAGAGGCGCGAAGGTTTCGCATCCACTCACTAGTGCCTTCGTTTAGGCTCATGTCGTGGGCATATACAGCTTGCATTTCAGCCTGTTGCGCGCCAATTAAAGCTTGCGTAGTGTTGGCAGCACTTTCGGTAGCTAATTGTTCTGACTTGATATGTTCAATACGTTCCTGAGCCTCAAAGCCAGCTTTACGCAGTTCTAGTTCGCGCTGGATTTGCATTTGCGCTAGGTTTAACTCATGCGCCTTGTCAGCGCGGTCTTGAAAGAAGTCCAGAATCTTGGGCAAACCACCCATCAAAAACGAAATTAGCGTGGAGAGTAGTGTCAGCATTATTTTTTCCCCAGTTTTTCGTAAATAACAGCAATGTCTTGCCTGTTGTGCATGATGTCGTCACGATTCTTTTGAATCTCTTTTTCCAAGTCTTGACGTAACTTTTCACGGGCTAATTCAGCACCAGTGTTTGTGGCTTGTTTGTTGTCTGAAGTAACAACTAAGCTAATTTTGTTGTTTAGCACCGTCACTTCATGGGACAAGTGAGATAGTGAGTTCATCAAGTAAACCACACAGGTAAACAGAATCGGTAGGATGGCAAACGCCACCTTCTCAATCAAAGCGTGTTTTGGAGATTCTTCACTCATAATCCAACCCTTTGTAAAAGCATATTAACAATCTTGTCTGAAATAAAGTTTGGCAACACTGTAATCACATCCAGAAACAAGTTTGCCGCCCACCAAGCCCCAACAATCTTAAACGCCATGTCAGCGGTCTTTTGGTACTCATTCATCGCCCACACTTTACTTGGGCGCAGTGTTCCATGATTTCGTAGATTCCAACATACAGCATAAACAACAGAATCGCAAGGCCGCCCAGCATCAAGCCAATTTCAAGTTGCTCTTGCTCTTTTTGTTTACGCTTCTTATCTTCTTCTTTTTCGCGTCTGGCATTGTGTGCATCTTCCACATCCATAGCCTGCGCTCTGGCTTTAATCTTCTGCCACAAGTCCATTTTATTGGCTTGAAAGAAAAGCATCTGCAATTCTTTTTCAAACGTTGCCGCCTGATCCAAAGCCATCTCAATCTGCAAGGCCGTTCCCATTGATGAGCCACCCTTCTTGGCGGCAGCTACAGCCTTTGTAGCTTCACTCTTAGCATTGAAATACTTACCAAGTAAAGGCCCAAGCGAAGCAACATCATCAACAGTCTTAGAAGCCTGTTTAATCAGTTTTACAGCACTCTGTATTCCTGCTAGAGCTGTTACTGGATCTATGGGCAACATTCCAAAACCTCTAGTAAGTTGTAGTTAAGAGGTCGCTTATTGTTCTGTAGGATTCATCACAGAACTTAGCAATCCCCTTGTGAAATACGATGGTTGTTGACCAGGAGTAGTGCCAGTTAATAATCCACTCATTGCACTTTCAGCAGACTGTCTACGCAATAGTGCTTGCAACTTATCTGCACCAAAACCTGCGGCAGCAATTGGAATTGCTATTTCTGGCTTTGCAATTGAACCCGCAAAAGCTCCACCAGCCATGATTTGACTACGTTGTGGATTAAATTTAGCCATCAAAGTTAGTAGTGGGTCTAATGAACTACCTTTAACAACCGCTTTAATAGCATTCTGCTCATCTTTGCTAAACAGACTCATTTTGCTTTTGTTGGCAGCAAGAGTAATAAATCCTTGGCGAATCAACTCGCTTTCAGACGCAGTAGGATTTAACGCTTTAGTTTCTGCAATATCTAAAACATTTTGAAGTGTTGTTGCACGACTTAGATTTCTAAAATCTTTACGGGCATCCATTATTGTTTTAACGGCAGTATCAATCCCACCCGCACCAGATACTACATCTTTTGGAGACAAGGCGGCAACGTGGTCATCAATGCTGTCAACCATTTCACTTGCAAGTCTACGAATGTTCTTATCTGGGTTGCTTTTTAGATTATTTGCTAATCTACGCATCTGCTCAATATTGTCAAACGTAATGTTTCCACGTTGAAGGATACTTTCGTATTTGTTCAAAATGTTGGCAACAGGTGCGGCATTCTCTGGGATGTAATCAACAGCGTCTAAACGAGTTTTTATTTTGTCAACAAGGCTTGTGGCATTTTGACCAGATATTTCAATGCCCTGATCGCTAACCTTTGTATAAGCACGACTTGCCTTTTGTTGAACATCAGCCATCGTAGTAGTAGGTTGTTTACCTGCGGCAATACGACCAGCAACATCTCCCGTATATTTACCTACAGCACCAGATACACCCAAAGCGGCTATTGTTGCAGCCAAGTCACTTCCAGTTATTTCTTTGGTTATTTCTGCAACAGGTTGAGCAACCATTGGGGCAGTTGTAGCTGCAGGAAGTTGTCTAACAAGATCAGCTCCAAAGATTGATTTAGGAGCCATTGCCGCCATACCACCAGCAGATACTAAACTTTGCATTCCCGCTTGAACGGCACGTTCAGCACCTGTTTCTGGTTGTGGAACACCTAGTTGTGTCAAACCACGACTTTGTGCTTGAGACAAATATGGAACACGCTTTTCAGAGCCAACAGCCATAGCACCCAAATTAGCAGCACCACTTAAAAAGTCAGTAACAATATTTGAAGGAGCAGAAACTCCAGTAACAACAGCCCTTGTTGCCAAACCAAGTTGTCTACGCAACAAATCACCTAAACCTTGCTCTTTTGGAGACTCAGTAGTAGATGGAGCTTGTTGGGAAGTAGGTTGATTAGCAGTAGGTTCTGCGCCACCTAAACTAGCTTTAATTTTGGTAAGTGCGGCTTCATTTGTGAGTCCATCTGGCAACTCATAAGAAACGCCTTTGTATTCGTAAACAGTAGCCATAATGCTTACCTTCAGTCTAGTTTAATAGGGTTTTGTGGTGTACCAACCGCAGGGCCGTAATAAGGCTCAACACCTTGTGACTTACGGCGACTATCAATGCGTTTTTGAGCATTTTCTTTAGCTTTTGCAGTAGATTTAGAAAAATTACTGAGAGCTTCCAATGTTGTTTTAGTGTCATTTCCACCAAATGCGGCAACAAGTTCGTTGGCAAAACGCAATACGTCTTTGTCTGTTTGAACACCTTTGGCGGCATCAGTCTTCAAGTTGGTTGCTTCTTGTACGGCTCGCTGTAAAGCGGCATAGTTTCGGCTTTCAACAGTAGAGTTACCAGCGGCATTTTGTGCTTGATACCTAACATTATTAACTGGCCCAAGTTCCAAAGGTGGTTTGCCAGTCTTAGGATCAATAGTCAATGTTGCAATAGCAGGTGCTAATGACTTCTCACGAGCATCCAATGAGTCAACTAATTCAAGTTCTTTGTCCTCTTCTTTTTGCAAAGAAGGAGCAAGAGTCTTAGGGCCTTTTAGAGATGCAGTTAGTTCACGCATTTCTTTAGCAGAGTCAATCCTCATTTGAGCGATTTGTTTAGCGGTTGCACCTGCCATGCGAGCCGCTTCAAGTTTAGCATCAGCCGCAACTTTAGCCGCTTCAATCTTAGCTTGATTAGCCGCTTCTAATGCCGTAGTTCTAGCTTGTGTGGCTTCTGTTCTGCTTTGAGCCGCTGTTAAAGCCGCCAAAACCTTCTCAGGTGGGCCATATTTGGTCAGAACACCAATAACTTGATCTTGAGTTGCATCAGGGCCAAGTTTAGATAACTCAGCACGTAATTCTTCTTCTTGTCTAATAGACAATTGAGTCTTAGATGCTTGAGCCAATGATGCTTGCTCTGCCGCTCTTCTTTGACCAACAAGAGCTAAGTCACTTTCTACTTTACGAGCATAGTCCATCAATGCAATAGAACCTTGTGCATCACCAATTTGATTTAATTGATTAGCAGCATTCACATAAGATTGTGGATTTGTTTGATCAAGTTGACCAATGATTGATTGACGAGCAGAGATTATCTTCATTTGTGGGTCTTCTACACCCATCAAACCCGCTACACCACGACCAAGTTGACCAACACTAGCTTGTAGACCCGCTTGAGCAGCCGCACCAGGAGAGAGTTGGGCTAACTCATAACCACGTTTCAAATCTTGTTGATACTGTTGGTTTTGATACATCTCAGGAGTCAAACCAAAAAGACCCGCTACCATACTATCTGCCATGATGATTCCTTTTAAGGTGGGTTACCAAATATTTCTTCTAAATACTTTGCCGCTGCTTTACCAAGCATGGCATTAGGATTACCTGCCGCAATCAATGCTTGAGCCGTTAAGTTTCTTGTTGCATCAGCACTTGTAGCCAACCCAGCACTTTGACCTGCACCAATCAAACCAAGTCGTCCAACATTAGCACCCGCTTGAGCCGCTTGTTGACCAAGACCTACTCCCATAGTTAATGGTTGCTGACCAAGAGCCTCAAGCCCTTGAACTTGTCCAGAAGCAGTTGTATAAGGCAAGTAAGCCGCTTGCTGACCACCATAGTACTGGCCCATTGTTTGAGCACCTTGACCAAGCAATCCTGCACCAAATTGAACTTGTTGTTGACCCGCTTGTTGAGCATTAGCCGCCAATTGAGCCTCTTGCATTGCACGAGCGTTATACAGAGCCTGTAACTCAGGAGTCGTAGCACCATAAGAGCCACCTTGAGCAACAGAAAGACCCGAACGACCTTGTTGTTGTAGTCTGTTTTGCAGATTAGCCAACTCCATCTCTCTGCCTGGTTGCAATAAAGCCATCTGTTGATTTAGATAATTCTGAGCAACATCTTGAGGACTTTGAGCTAAGTACTGATTACCAAGGTTAAACAAGGATTGAGCGCCTGTTTGCAAAGGAGCAAATTGTGCTTGTGCTTGTTCTGCTTGTGTTAGACCTTGATTCTGTAAAGCAACAAATCTATCTTGTTGTGCTTTAGCTTCAGGAGTTAAGGTATACCCTGCGCTAACCAATTGACCAGTTGTAGGATCAACTTTGAACTCAGAAGTGCCAAACCTAGTAGTCATGCCAACAGGTCTAAACTGTGCGGCTTGTTTAGCGGCAGCAGTCTCAGCTTCAATCATTGCTTGGGCTTTTTGAGCCGCTTCTCTTGATTCTTGCATTTGAAGCAAGTTGCCAGCAGTTCCTGCTGCACCAGAAATAAGGTTTCCAACATTGGGGACTGTTCCAACTGGAGTGGAAATCGGAACTCCAGTATTTAAAGCACCTGTTCCAAGATTTGCCATTGTGTTACCCACCCCTCCTACTGTAGTGGCTGTACCAGCACCTGTTCCTAGCAATCCTGTTCCTAATGTAGAACCAGACAAAATACCTGTTCCTGTTAAACCAGTTGCACCAGTTGTTCCTAATAAACCTGTGCCCGTTGCAGAGCCTGACAGAACACCAGTTCCTGTTAAGCCACCACCAGCAGTAATTCCTGCGCCCAAACCAGATGATCCTAAACCCGCTGTACTTGCGTTTAATCCAAGACCGCTAGAACCTGCAGTAATTCCACCACCAGATCCCATTCCAATTACTTCAGGAGCTACTGCTGAAGCAATAGAAGCAGGGGTAGAAAGAAGACCACCAGTTATCGCATCTGTTGCTCCAAATGCTCCTAAATCTGTCAGAGCAGATGCGCCAGCATTAGTTAACTCGAAAGCACCCAAGTCGGTTAAAGCAGAGGCTCCTGCGTTAGCTAATTCAAAAGCTGATCCTGCTCCTGTCCCACCCGTAAACAAGCCATCAAAAGCACCTGCACCACCAGCAACACCTAAGATAGCCGCTTGAACTACTGGGTCTTTCAGAGCATCTACAATGCCACCAAAGAACGATAAGTCTTTTTTAGTCTCAACTGTATTGATAAAGTCGCCAGTAGCACTGTAAATCTGTACGGGTGTTCCAACAGGAGCTTTGTAGTTAGGATCGCCTGTAGTCTTAGATGTAAAAACAGTCTCAAGCGCACCAACTTGATTATCTTCACCAGACTGAATATATTGGTATTGAGGCGAAACAACAGTATCGCCTAGTGTTACGGACATACCCTCTGGGATTGTTGCTGCCACCCTAGAAACAATTTGACCCTCTGGCACACCAATAGCTTCAGCAAGTTGTGCTGGAGAAATGCCATAAGCCTCCATTGATTTGACAATCTGATTGTCAGTAATGTTTGGATTGGCAAGTAATATTTCAACAAATTGCTGACTATTGATAGGACTGTTTTGTGGTTCTACACTAGACAACGAGTCAATAGGTTCAAGATAATTAGAAGATGAATCTTCTGCATTAAATCTTCTTAATTCTGATTGTCTTGGGAACATGGTAGCCATAATTCTTACTCCACTCTAGGGATTTGTGCTTCTAAACTTTACCAAGGTGTACCAGATGCTTTAACAGGATTCTTGAGCAAATCAATCTGAGCCGCCAAAGATGACTCTGTAGCACTCTTGCTAATATTTTCCCACACCCAACCTAATACAGTTGATTCTGTAAGGTCAGAATAAGGAACAGTAATAGTTCCTTCAGGCCATGAGGCTGTTGCGTAGGAAGATGCAGAGTGTTCTCCATCTACTGCCGTTACTGTCCAATGTGCTGTGGTTACAAAGCCATCGGATGTGTTGCGATCAAGGCTTGAGATTTTCCAAGTTACTTGTGACATGATGTTTTCCTTTAGAGATTAAGGGTGAGATGCTTTGTAGGCATCAAATTCTGCTTTAAGTTCTTGAATAGCCTTGATGAGCATTGGAACAAACACGCTGTACTTAACTGACTTTGTTCCTTGGGTGGTTTCCTCAATCATCATCGGAAACACTTGCTCAAGTTCTTGTGCAACAACACCTATTTGTTTTGATTTAGTTTCATCAGCAATTAGATTAAAGTTGCGAACACGAACCTGCATTAGGTCAATAAGTTTTGGAGAAGCATCAACAATGTTTTCCTTCAGTCTCTCGTCAGAGATAGCGCCATAGCTGTTGTTTGTGTTTTGAGCGTTTCCGTTTGCCAATACCTGAAACGATACAGTTCCACCCGCAAGACCGTTTGCAATACAAAATGCTTCATCTGTGCTTGAAGAGCTAGAATTTTTAAGCAAATATAAAGTAGGTTGACTAGCACCGCTAGTTTTAAAAAATGAATTAGTTGATAGATAAGGGCTTGTAGTCCCCACCAGCAAATTACCAGAGGCTGTGACACTAATAGCAGGGGTTGAATATGTCGTACCGCCAAGTGTTGTACTAGGTGTAAGTGTCCAATCGCCTTCATTAAATTGGTCAACACCAATTTGCCAGTTTCTGTTTACAGTAAAACTGC